AAGCCTACACCAGTCCCATTGACTTGCGGGAGAACTTCAGCGTGCCCCGTAGTGACGTTCGGATGCGGCACGTAAGGATCAGTGAGGACCAACAGGCTTACACCCTTCGGCGGAATGGTGACGATGGTATCGCTGCCATAGATGCTATTGGCGACCAGCGACAAGGGAGTCCCGGTCGGGCGAACAAACTGGACCCGCATGACCGCTGTGTCAATACCGGGGTTCACAAATCGCAAAGTGGTCTTCCATCCGCCACCGGCGGCGATGTGCGGGACTTGCCGCTGGATCGCTGGTGGGAGTTGAGACAGCCGGGAGTCAGTGACTTCCAAATTCAGCGTGATCGTTTGCGACCAGTTCTGGACGCCATTGCCGGTATAGGTGAAGGTGATCGGAAGGAAAGGATACTTGCCCACGTCCAATGTGAGCGCGGCGGGATTGATCGCTAGTTCAATGTTTGCCGGGTAGTTCGGATAGATCAATGCGGCGGACGGGGTGACAGTGACGCCGGGCGGAAGAAGGTTTGCAAAAGAGTTGACCTGAACAAAAACAGATTGATTGTTCGTGCCGGGCGGCAATGCCACCGTGATCGGCCACGTCAATTTGGTGGCGCTGGCTTTATCGGCTACGGCATTGATTTCCTGTGGACTGATCGTGACAGGAGGCGGGGTCTGACCAAAAACACAAACAGAAGCAAAAAGCGAATAGAGAGTCAAAATGGTGTTACGCATGCATTAGGTATCTAGCAAAAGAAAAACGCCGGACCCGAAGGCCCGGCGTTCTTTTTTGAGGGTGAACAGGACTACTTGGTAGCGGCGACCGCGCCCGCCTTCTTGGTGGCGGATTCGATGCCAAGGTGCTTCTTGATGCGACGCACCAGCGTGGCTTCGCTGATCCCGCCTTCGAGGAAGGCCATGAAATCGACCAGAAGAGCGGAGGTCGGGTCTTCGTCGGACGGGTGGCTTTCGACGTAGTTGCGGGAGAACTTCTTCAGATCGGCCAGCGTGCGCTTGATCTTCGAGCCATCTTCGCCCGTCTTGGACCGGCGTTCGCGTTCGTGCTTCGCCAGCACCGCGCCGGTGATGCGCTTGAGCGTCGCCGGGTCAATCGTGCCCTCTTCGGCCATCGCTTCGTTTTCGGCCTGATTCTGAGCGTGTTCGGCGACGATGGCGTCCACCATCGTTTCGCGTTCGGATTCCGGCACCTTGACCAGCGTCTTGGCGGCGACTTCGAGGCTGATGACGCCCGCGTCCACCAACTCCTGAATGCGGGTGGAGAGTTCGGAGAGCTTCAGGTGGTGGTAGACGTACCACGGCTTCTTGCCGAAGACCGCCGCGATTTCGGCGTCCTTCATCTTGAAGGTGTCGCGGAGCACCATGATGATCTTCAGGCGATCCATCGGCGACAGTTCGATGCGGCCCACGTTTTCCGTGACGTTCGACAGGAACGCGGCCTTTTCGTTGATCGACTCCAGCTTCGCTTCGAGAAGGAACGGTTCGTCGCCCATCGCGTCGAGCTTGGCGATGGCCGCTTCCGACAGCTTCGAGCGGAAGGTCTTGTCGTGACGCTTTTCGTTGATGAGCAACGCGGCGGCGCGGCGGCGGAAGCCCGCGACCAGAACCGGGGCGTTTTCGTTGTCCTTGCGGACGATGACGTTCTGCTTCTGGCCTTCGGTCAAGAGGCTTTCGGCCATCTCTTCCACCGCCTTCGGCTTGATTCCGAATCGGCCCTGCAAGGAATGATCCGGCAACTTGATGAGCGACGGGTTCAGTGCGTAGCCCGTGCGCTTTCCGAATTCAACTGAGAACACTGACATATGAGTAGGTTAGCTCCTTTTGGATCAGATGGCATTGTTGCCACTCTGGTTAAGCCGGTGCTCTTTCGCTTGCGGCTCACATTGTCAGTATCGCGGTTTTCGTTCGTTTCGTCAAGACAAAAAACCTTGGGTTACCGAGTTTGGAGTCTCGTTTAACCCAAGGTCGCTGACTTTTCAACAAGTTAGACAGGGAGAAATTTTTTTCTAGGTGCATTCAATCAGATGCCGACGAATGTCTTCCAACCGGGAATCGAAGGTTTCGTGCATGCTCTTCATCTGAACTTCAACGACAGTTTTGACGTTTTCGATCTTGTCTTCGATCTGTTCCAGCCGGGTGCGGAAGGTGTCTTCCCGAACGAACTTCGTTTCAACCATCGCCATGAGGGTGTCAGCAACGGTCGTTTTGAGGCTGACCAAACCAATGTTGACAGCGTTAAGGTCATGGATGACCTTTTCTTTCAACGCTTCGATCTCTTTGAGAGATTGAACGTTGTTTTCCAGAATGTCGTTCCGCACCTTCATATGCACGGCCCACGACAAAGAGCTGGTCAGGATGCCAATGATGCCAAATACGATAGCCACGGTAGCTTCGGAGATTCCAAGATTCACGATGTTGAGTCCTGTTCTAAAATCGCCAACTATCCGCTGGCATGACAGGTATTTATGAATTTTGGTCAGAAGGCTTCGACAAGATAGTAGGGAATCCCCTTCGCCTTCAGCAAGCTGATGGTGTTCTCCGTTCCGGGGCTATTTCCATCCCATACAATCACGGCGGCATCTGCCACCGCGACCATTTCCCGATTGCGGCGCATGCCCGCACTCTTGCCATATTTATCCCAATTGGCCGGGTACTCTTCGACGGGGACATTGTTGGCCTTCGCCCAATGGTAGGCCAACATGTCCACACCCCGCGCCATGCCGCAAATCAGGGTCGTGATTTCATACCCGGATTCACGGATGGCGCGTTCGATGATCGCCGGATCTGCAATTTCCCGACTACCGGCAACAAGGACTTTCACGCGGATGCCTCTTCCGTGGCCTTCAGGCGCTCCACAATCGCACGGCACGTCCGGGGCGAACGGATGAGCCGGGCGGCGATGTCGCACGACGTATAGCCGTTCTGATGCATTTCCATCGCGATCTGGATATCCGTGTCCGTGATCGGGCGGCGGGTGGAACTCTTGAACGACCGACCTTCACGCGGCGTCAGGATGATGTTGGACGGACGATTGTCGGTTCCGTCGTTGTTTTTGTGCCCGACGTAGTACTTCTTGCTGAAAGCCTGTGCGCCGAACTTCTCATACGCGGCCAGCCGGTGAACGTAGATCCACGTACCAGCCTCTTCCACATAGACCTTCCGGTACTGGTTCGGTTCCCGGCGATTGTGGGAATAGCTCTTCAACCGGGTCTTGTCTTCATCACGAACGACGACACCGTTGCGGTTGACTCGATAACCGGCCTTCCGCGCAACACGGATGGCCTTGTTGCTTTTGCTCATCATAGTTTTTCCTCAAGGCTTCAGAATTGCAACGACCATGTTCAACGCATCCTCAAGGTTGTTGGCCCTGAAATCGATCAGGTTCCGAATCATGGCGTGATCGTGCAATTCATCAAGGATCACCACACACGGTTTACGGAATGCGTCTGCCCACCCGAATTCAATACACGTTCCGATGCTGACACGGGACAGGCCGGGTGGAAAATTGAAAAGAACCACATCTGACCGCATGACATCCATGCGGTCGCGCGCGGTGATTGCATCGTCAGTGCTCAACGGGAATTCCTTATACCCGTCCGCCAAGAGCTTTCCGTCATTCAGGTAGCTCTTGGCGCGCATCGGGGACAAACCATCGATGCCATGATCGGCCAAGAAAACCTTGGCCTGATTTCTCCACTCCGTCGCTTCGGAGTAGTTCTGCCCGGCGATAGGACCGGCAAGATAGACGCGGGGTTTGCTCATTGCGCCATCACCTTCCGGTCAAAGATGCACCGATACAAGGCGTTCTGAAGGACGGTGATGTCGCCACCATTCTCGAACGTCGCGTCGAACGTCGTGTCCTTCCAGTCGGTTTCGCTGGCGTGAGTCGGAGTGTAGCCGTCATCGCGCCCGGTGACCAGCCAAACTTGCCCGCCCTCTTCGCGGATCATGGCGATTTCGTTCTGGAACCGAACGTCGGAGACAACCCATTTGCCGGTCTTGACCTTTTCCCGGACCCGATTGATCCAATAGTCCTTGTCCTGTGCCCGGCGGTATTCAGTGCCGTGCCATTGCAGCAACCGGCGCAATTCCACCTTCCGGCGGTTGATGATGTCTACTTTGTCGTAATCAGCGGTCGCGACATCCAAAGCAAAGGGCAAATTGATGCCCAATTCTTCCCGCACGCGCACCTGATATTCTTCGGTGGGATTAGTAATTGAGTCGTATGCTTCGATTTTCAAAGCGTCAGCAAACGCCAATTTTTGATAACCGAGAAACGACAAGAGAAAACTTGCTGTATCTTTCCCGGCACCAGCCGCTCCACAGAAACCAATCAGGCGCGGCGCGTTGTCGAGATTGAGTTGATTGACGATTTGGCTGATGCCGTTGCCCAATGTTTCATGAGCAAGAGCCGGGCCTAAGTGTCGAATGAGTCGGGTTACTAGTTCTTGTGCCATCCTTTCTGTCGCCTCTGTGATGTAGTGGCGGAAGTGCGACGTTCCGCCACCGTGTTAATCGTGTTCTTCATACTTCTTGACTTCGATATCTCCGTTCCGATGAACCACGATTTCCACATGGTCACCAAACATCAACTCTAGGTTACTATCACCGACAGCGATGAGAATTTTGCTAACCATGTCTGCTAATTCAGCGGCGCGGCGGTTCTCATCATCGCTCATTTCTTCAACTTCGATCATGTCGAAGTCGTCATCGTAGACATTGCTGCCATTGATGTAGATCGTGTCGGGATCGGTGCTGGCCGCGAAGACACACGGCGCACCATCGTTCCAATGCGGAGTCCACTGACGCCATCCAAAGGAATCGAGGTCTTCGTTCTCTTTGAACAGATCAGCGATCAAATCGGCAAAGACACCCTTCGCCGCTTCCTGAATCTGATGCCGGATGTGATCCAACTGCTGATTCAATTCCCTGATTTTTCGGTGTTGATTGACATTGATATTGCCCAACGTTCGTACTTACCGTTCACATGATCGGGATAATACTTGACGATTGATCGGGTTGTGATGCTCCGAACCGGGATGACATCATGTCGGAATAGTGCAAGATGTGCGCTTCCGGCGTGACCGGCTCAATCGCTGTCTGCCACTCCAACCGGCCATGATGAGCAAGCATCGCGTGTTCGATACGCATGCGAATCGAACCGGGCACGTCGTCTTCACTCAATCCGACTACGCTGGCATAGAACATCGCATGACTCCCGGCTAAGTGCCGGACCAACTTGCGATACTCCGTCTTGATGATCGTCCCCAATGGGGAGATTTCATAGTCGTGGATCTTCATGAAGTCGTGCAAGATCGCGGCGGTCGCCAGCACATCAAACGACACCTGTTCGAACTGTGTTGCCATGTTCAGCGCGATGGCAGTCACTTCAGCGGTATGGACCATCAGACCGCCTTCGAATGCATGGTGCTTGTCAGCGGAACCTACGCCCGCCTGAAAGCGCGGATCGCAGATGGCACCATAGGTGATGTTACGCAAATGACGATTCTTGATCTGATGGGCGGTATGGTCAAGATACCGGAAAGCGATTTCAGTTAGCGGCGTTGGCGTCATTGTTGTCCACCTTGAGGTTTTCGAAATCAAACCCGAAGTCAGTATTGAAGCGTTCGGTGTAGTAACGAACAACTGTCTCTTCAAGCATGGCGCGGTAGTCACGCCGGTCTTTCACGAACGTGCTGGCCGTTCCGTCTTCACTTGAAATGATGATGACGATTTGATCGATGGCTTCGCCGGTGCGCTCTTCCCACATGTAGGAGTAGGCAGTCGCTTGCATGAAGTAGTCGAGAATCCAATCCTCTTGCTTCGTGTGCAATGCGCTTTTGAAGTCAATGATCGACGGCACACCATTGTAGTCCGCCACACAATCGCACGTCCCGGCCACCATAAGTTCGTCGGACCACAGAGCAATTTCTTGGGCGCGCACATTGTCGATCCGGTTCAAGATGTGCCGGATGCGATTGAACAACATGTTCGCGGTCTGATTTTCGGACTTGGGAACTTCGTTCAGAAGATACCGTTCGACCATGTAGTGCAATTCGGTACCGCGTCCGGCGGCGGCTTTTGCAATACGGGCGGCTTCTTCTTCACCGACACGGGCACGCCATTCTTTGATCGCGTCTTCTTTGACGATCCCGACGACGGTTGTGACGGATGGGTAGAAATCCCCGGACGGGACTTTATATGCTCGTTTTCCGTTAGGAAGCGTGGTCCTTCCTAGCCGGGGCAACGACACAGCGGGTGGTGTTTGCGTGAATGTCTTTGAAAGAAGCATGGCGGCTGAATTAGTACTCAGCCGCCAGATTAGCATCCGAAATGTAGGGTCAAAAATGGGAAGCTACACGGCTTCCGCTGGTGCCTCTTGTTCTGGCGTGATGCCCAATTCAGCCAAAATGAACTCCCGGCAGATACCGGATCGAACAATGTCTTCCGGCAGGAATTCGACAATTCGCATTGACTCCATTCGGTCGATCACGTTTTCAAACTGAGCCATGCCGCTGGTGTCGTACTTGTTGCGGTACAGATCGTCTTGCTTGGTGTCACCACAGAAGATCACCCGCGAATCGTCCCCAAGGCGGGTGATGACTGTCGCCAGTTCTTCGTAGTTCATATTTTGCACTTCGTCTACGATGACGATGCAATTTTCCAGTGTCATACCGCGCAAGTAGCTGGTCGAAATCACTTCGACGTAACCACGTTGGATCGCAATTTCCCATGCGTTGCCCCGGTCGCAAATCTTTCCCAAGATCCCGCGATAGGGAGATTCATAGGCTTCCAACTTCTCTTTCAACTTACCGGGCAAGAATCCCATATCCCGTGACGGGACAGCCGAACGGACGATGTAAATTCGTTGATACTTCGAATTTGGCATCATCACGTCGCGCAAAGCTAGATAGATGGCACAGAACGTTTTGCCTGTTCCGGCGCAACCATTCAGGAAGAGGTTGTATCCTTCCCGATAGTCATCAAACATGTCTCTTTGCGCATCATTCAGCGGGACAATCTTCTTCGGTCGAAGCTGAAATGATGACTGCTGTTCAGTCGGTTGCCGCTTTTTCTTTGACATTGGTTTGGTTCCAGTCTCCTTAGCGACAACCTTGGGTTTACGTTGATGATTGTGGTTGCCGCTCACACCACGCCTGTTCTCCCGTATTTGCTGGTATTCCTTGCCATAGGGCTAACCGGGTGCTGTTTCTTGATGCGGTCCATCACTTCCGTGAAGCCGCCGTCAGGCCGGGTAATTCCAAGGCGAATCGGATCACCTAACGCAAACATGGATACTTGTTGTTTGACGGTGTTCTCTTTGCCGCAAGCGGGGCACGGTTGGGTTTCCGGCTCCGTGTGGCGATCCATTGAAAGGCGGCGCTCGAAGGCTTCGGTACAGGCAGTGCAAGAGTATTCGTAGGTGGGCATAGTGTCTCCGCAACTATCTAGCGGTTGTCCTCTACGAATTCTTGGAATGATTTGACTGGACGGTGGAAGGCGGCTTCAAACGCGGCGGGGGTGTCGCCCGGACGATAGTACGTCTCACCCTGATATTCGACCGGGTGAGAGCCACGGAGTCCCATCTGCATCGCTGCCCAATCCGCTTCGTTGCGGATGCGATACAGGCTCAGACTTCCTATCACGATCCCTTCACGGAATCGCTTGTACAAATGAGGACGACCCATTCGCGAAGTATTTATCGGAATGGGTCGTTTTCGAAAAACGAGTTGTGGGTTCTACGCAGCGACGGAGGCGAAATCGTTTTGGAACATGTCAATCCACTGGTCCAACACTTCGTCAGAAACGTTCGCTACCCACACATGATCGGTGATAGCGGTACTGATCTCTTGAATCGCCAAGGCCAGTTTCATGATCCCCGGAAAATCATTCCGCTCAAGCGCGGTCTTGATGCCTTGCTTCTTCGTGTTGATCGTTTGTAAGAAGGCGTTCTGATCGTCTTCCTTCTCATAGAACGGGCGGAACTTCACCACCCGGCTGTCCAAAAGCTGTGAGAGAACAGGATGATCGCCGGGAAGACGAAGATACCCGTTCACCTTGAGCGCAGTCAAAATGTCCGCGCATTCTTGTCCCGATATCGTGTGCTCCATACTTTTCACGGTACTGGAACACACGAATCATTTCAATGGGATGAAAACCTTAGTACCCCTTAGTCTTCCGTGAACTTGTCAAACAGGCTCACAGTCTTCGGCGGCAACGGGTTGCACGTATCGTCGAACTGTTCCTTCCATGTCGTGAAGTCACCAAGCGCGGCCTGTTCCAATCGATACTTCGCCATTTCGTAGTACTTCTGGCTCTTTTCGATTCCCACGAAATCGACACCATGCTTGATGCATGCGATCCCCGTGGTGCCCGATCCCATAAACGGGTCCAGCACTCTTTGTGCCGGGGCGGTCTGCAAAATGCGATCTGGCAACTCAATGGGAAACGCCGCCGGGTGCGGGTTTCTCCGCTCCACAACAAACTCCCACACGTCACCCATGCCAGACGCGCCTTTGCTCTTCAACCGGAAACCGGGCTTCGCAAAGATCATGATCCATTCCGTCCACGGCTGGTAGAACGTCGGACTGAAATTGATCCCGCCCGACTTCCGCCAGATCACGATCTGACGCAAAGGAAGACCGGGATTCAGTTCCAACGGCATTTCATAGATCCCGGCTTGCACACGGGGCTTGTGGTTGTAATAGATGGCTCCGGTGGGCTTCAGAAGCCTGTAGGCTTCGCTCAGGACGGCTTTCTGCCACTCCACATACACCGGACGCGGTAAAGCGTCTTCAGTGCCGTCGTAGGCGTCAGCAATCGCCGGTCCTTTCCACAGGGAACTTTCCCATACGTTCTTCGAGAATCCGCCGCCGGTCGTGTTGTGGATGTTGTAGGGCGGACTGGTGATGACAAGATCGAACGATTCGTCCGGTATCGTCTTCATCACGTCTAGGCAATCGCCGCGATGAAGCTCAAACATCTTCCTTTCTGCCCCACTTGGCTTCCCACTCCGCGTGGGCTTCTTCTTCGGCCTTCACATCCTCTTCGGTGGCGTCCCGAAGCTGGCGCACGCGAACTTCGGTGATCCCACATCCACCACCTTCGAAGTCACTCTCTTCGACGACGCGCACTTCCTGTACTTCGACTTCAGCGATGTCCGACAGACCATTGACACACTTGCGGTTTGCCCGCAAATCATGAATCGATGGATAGACGTGGTTGCCACCCATCGCGCCGCCTAGCTCACATTCAAAGTCTACTTTGCACATGAATCCGGTGCGCACAGGACGGGTGTCCTGATCGTCGGGAACGATCAATCCGGCATGTCGAAGGGTTTCAAAAAAATCGCGGCGGATGCGTTCCGCCGCGTCATCTGGTTCATCTTCGTGTTTTGCGATGAGCCAGTCAATGTATTCGGTTCGCGTCATAAAACTCACGGGACTGTTTAGTCCCACGGTCCAATGTTCGCACCGAATGGTGGAGAGAAAAACCGACTAACAAACTCGTTTCGCGCGCTGTTCGAACTCTTCCGGCGGGGTTGCTACCCACTCCCGGCATTCCTTCACATGCGCCTTGATGATGTCCTTGATCTTCTTCCGAAGGCCCTTTGGCTCCGGGAACTCAATGGCGCAATAGATGGCCGGTCCAAAATGGCCGTCATAGTTGATGTCGTAGACACCACCAAGATCGTCCAGCTTCGTCACTAAGGCCACAGGCACGGCATTGCGACCAGCTTCCGCACGAAGGATCGCCAACATGTCCTCTTCTGCAATTTCGATGGACATGTTGCGGGATGCGACGGTGAACTTAGGCATCGACCGGTTCCGCCTTCGGCTTCGGGTTCGGGTGCTTGGCGACTTCGGGATAGTTCGCCGGGTCCGGCAGCACCATGAACGCGGGGCACTTCCATTCGCGAACCACTTCACCGGCCTTCGGGCCAAGCTGAGCGGTGTAGCGGACCAGCGCGGGAATCGTGATCCCGAACTGATACCCGACCGCTTCATTGATGAAGCCGGGCATCGTGCTGACCACGTTGCACATCACGTGGCGTTCAATGTCTTTCGGCAACTTGTCGGCACCGTAGACCGCCGGGGCAAGATTGGTGCCCCGACCGTAAATCTCTTCAACTTTGTACTTGCAAGTTCTGCTACGTCCCATTTGTTTTCTCTCTCCTGATCCAATCTTCGCACAATGGGACTTATATGTCAAGCACTCTTTTCAATTTCTTCGAAGACGGAATCGGGTACCCGTTCAAAGAAGAAGACGCCGGGACCGCAATCGTGTTGGATCACGATCATCCCGGCGTCTTCCATTATTTTGCGCATGTCGTCCGGCCCACGGATGACTTCTGGTTCAGGCGCTTCCTTCTTCCGTGTCAGGCATTGGCGCATCTTCCGTAGGATTTCCCGCATGTGGAATGATAACACGGGTTTTCCGGGCACCAAGCAACCTTTCGAGCACTTCAGTTGACGCGGCCAGCACAGCCGACCGAATGGACGTTGTACGACCATTCCGCGTCTGGAACAGCGCCGCCGAATATCGAGTCTTCAACGCTTCGACCGCGAAGTCCTTTTGGATTTCGATGTGTTGAATTTTGGCATACGCCTCTTCCAACTCTGCGACCAGTTCATCCAATGCGGAATTCAGTTCATCGTACTGCTGTTGGTACTCCGGGAAGTAGCTGAGCACTTCGCTGGTTTCACCCAAACGAATCAGATCAATGATCCGCCGCTGGCCGAATCCATCCTTGGCATGGTGAACCAAGACGTAGGCCGGGGATTTGATCTTCACCCGGCGGTACTGTCCATCCACCACGACAAAACCTTCGCCCGACTCCGGGGTCAACTTTTGCGCCGCCGCGATCACATCGTCCAGACTGTTCAACGGATAGTGAGCAACCGGCACCGGCAAGTATTCGCATGCCCACTCATGTGCCGATTGTTCGACCAAAGTTTCATTGTTCCGCGCGCCAAGGAAAATGAGATTCGGTTCTCCGTAGTTGCACACTACCCGATTGTACGGGGACACCAGTTCAAACATATACGTGAACAGAGGATGCATGTACCCGGTGGAGAAACCGCGATCCTTCCAGACCCGCCAGAACAACTCAGAGAACGTGAACGGATGCACGTCCACCTGACCGCCCGCGTTCGGGCTTCCCTTGGTGCTGACGTTCCATTGACCGTTGTAGTACCAGACAATCATCAACGATCCGTCTACCTTCTCTTGCACGACGGCTGTAGACCAGTCAATCGCATCGGCCCACGATTCGCCGTGATTGGCAAAACGGAAGAACGGCGCGGCGACGACTTTCCAATCGTCATTCTGGTCAAGGATCAACCCGCGCGCTTCCCGGACCATCGGATCACTTGGTTTGGCTTCAAGTTGATCGTAGCTGAAATGCCAAAGGCCCGGATATTCCGGGTGCTCTTTGGCACGGATGCCACGTGCCGACAGTGATTCCGTCGTCTCTTCGCCTGTTCGCAGGGCACGCTGAAGTTCTAGCATGCCAGACATTTAGAGCGCGCCAGTTGACGCGAAACGAGATTTCTGACATACTAATCAGGTATGCGACAAACACAAGCAATACCAGAATCCACACTAGTGCTTCTCTTCGTCATAGCGTTCTTTTTCGTGGGGTGGTTCCTCATCCGGCACATCGGCCACGTCGAACGCAATGTGCGTCGCCGGATGCTCCAGAACTTCATCTACCGGCTGTATGAGTATCAACGGTGGATCGCGGCTATCGTCCGGGGTGCGGACGCTTTCGTCGATTCCTACTACACGGTGATGGAGCGAACGAAGATCGCGCCGGTCAATGAACGGAAATTTGCTCCGCTTCGCATCGAAGAGCCGAAACCGGAACCCATGCCGGAACCCGCTCCTGTCGCTGTCATTCGTGGGTGGAACTGGAGGAAGTTGCGCCGGGAAGAACAACCGGAACAAGCTGCCAGCGCATAACGGATTTTCGCACTCTTGCCCGGTCGCTTAGAATTGGGGAATGAAGGATTCTCTAGGCGACCGGATGAAAGGGAAGTACGAAGACCCTTTTCGTCAAGTACTTCCCCAACGGACTAACCTCATCGTTCGCATCGACGGACGGGCTTTTCACACTTTCACGAAGCCTTTCAAACGTCCCTACGACGAAACGATTCATGATGCCATGACCTTCGCTACCCGGATGGTGGCCGAAGAGATCGGCGGTTGCAAGTTCGCCTATACACAGAGCGACGAAGCCAGCTTCCTTGCGACCGACTACGACACCCACGAAACACAAATGTGGTTCGGTGGGAACAAGTCCAAGATCGAAACTATCGCGGCTTCCGCCTTCACCGCGTATTTCAACTACTCCATGATGAAGATTTCCCCGAATCTCATGGGGCAGTTCGACGCCCGCGCCTTCATCATCCCGGCACAACACGAAGTCGTCAACTACTTCATCTGGCGGCAACAGGACGCGATCCGCAACAGTGTTTCGATGCTGGCCCGCCACCACTTCAGCGCCAAACGTCTCCACAAGGTTTCGTCGAAAGACGCCATCGAACTCTTGCGCAAAGAGAAGAAAGTCAAATGGGAAGAGACGCCAGCATGGTTCCGCCGGGGAACCGCTGTCTATAAGAAAGCACCGGGTCGCATCAAAGTCGCAAACTGGTATACTGACAAGGACATCCCGGAGTTCGTCCGGGATCAGAAATTCGTAGGTCGGTTCATGCCGACTGAATGAAAGGCGGAACGACCGTGCTCATCTGGATCGGTATTGGATCATTTTTGATTGGGTTGATCGTTGGTTCGGCCATCTCTTTCCTGTTCTGGCGCAAGTCCTTCGATACCAAACTGAACGCATTGTCGAAACGATTTCGCCGCGACTAAATGTCAGCGTGCAAAGAATTGACAGACGCATCAAAGGAACCCCCATCAACGAACTGTATGCTCCGTATCGGAACGCATACGATCTTCTTGAGCCGATCAAGGAAAGCAGTCTTCGCCCTACCGGTGTCTACGACGCCATCATCGCCGATGGTGGCGTCACCAAGAACGGACGCCGATACAGCCGCAAGGACTTCCTGAACGCCCAACGCCTGTACTTCTCTAACCAACCCGTCATCGAAGCCGCACATGACCCACTTGGCGTTTGCCTTGCCGATGAATTCTACCCGGACGGCACCTTGCGGCTGGATCGCATGATCGGTCAAGTCATCGACATGAAAGTCGTAGACGCGGACAACAGTTGGTATGTGACCATTCGCTTCGCGATCCACGATATGTCCACGCGCGCGAATCCTTGGTACGAAACCATGCAGCCGATCTTCACGAAGCTCCACGGGCACTACAAGGCAGTCCCTAGTGGTATTGTGCCTGATAGCTCCGGGGCCATCGTAAACGAGAATGGTGTGGAAGTGGTGACCGGCTTCATGTTGCGGTCTATCATTCTGTCGTGCAATTCAGCCTTCGAAAAGGCTAATGCAGTCCAGCCGGTCTTCATGGATGGTGGAAGGATGTCCGCCGCGCCCGCAACATCATCCCGTCCGCCGTTACCTCAACGGCAAGCGGCACCACAGCGCGGGTCTATCTTCGACCGGCGTCCAATCTAATAGGTGACGGTCGTAGTCAACACAGCGGCGGCTATCCAGTATATCGCCCGGCGAATGTCGCCAGTCGAGTAGTACCAAACAGCCGCCGCTAGACTCAATCCGATCTGGATTGTTGGGAAAAGTTTCGGTGTGAAAATGATGTCGCGCCAGTTCATTAGACTGCGATTTTCTTACTCATCGCATTCATAATTTTATCGTAACTGGTGAAGGCATCAATTTCCTTTTCTGTCGCCGGGCGGACGTTCACTTGACCATCCACCTTTTGCACCGTGAAAATGCCACGCGGGTTCTTGAGTTCCACGACCACCGATTGACGGTCGGCTAGAAGGCGGTGAAGAGCCGCCAACATGATTCGCCCCGTCGCACCTTGATCCAACGCAACGGAAGGGCCACTGTTTGCACTCATTGTCTGTTCTCCTGTTTACCCAAATTTGGGGTCACCAGTATACTTATACCCGCTATTCGACGATCAGGCTCATCAACGCCATCGCCGCCCGCGTCGTACCGGCCCGCGAAGAAACATAGAAACCATACTGGCTCCGGGAACTCAAGAAGTCGCTGTTGACAACGCTGTTGACATCGTGCCAATGCACGCCGTTCATAGAGATACGGAAGATCCGATCCGCACCGTCGTCTTGGATCTGGAACCAAACCGGCTGAGCGACCAGTCCATACGAAGTCGTGAAGTACGTGGAATCAACCGTCGTTTCATTGGTCCATTTGGTACCGACCGCGCGCAACCACGTGCTTGAACCAAACGACGCACCGTAGGTCACGATCTTGCTGTCTGTGCTGTTCCGAAGGAAGATGCCACACTCTGCCGGGGTGGAACCATTGAGATACGGATAGAAGGCCGCTGTGATCTTCCACGGGGCCGCGCTGAGAGACGCTTGCATCAGTCGAAGGTTCTCTGATGCTTCCGCCGCCACGGTGTCAATAAACACACCACCAAGCGAACTGGATGATACCGCTGATCCGCCTTGGTTGATCCATGAGAAGGAACCAAAGTTCGGCGTCTCAAACTTCACCAGCGGACCAAACGCTTCATAGACCGAACCCGTCGAACGGCGCAAACCGAAACCGGTACCCGGCAATACCACACGACCAGTATTGCCAGTCGCCGGGGCCGGTGCGCTAGCATACGCCGGGGCGGTAACCGGGTGATCCCACGACCGGCCCGTCGATCCATCTGTGGATAGGAACTTACCAGCATTGCCCGTCGCTGTCGGCAGAAGAGCCGTCACGTCAATCGCAACGCTGGACGCGGAAGTGATGATGCCCTTCGAAGACACCTGTACCTGTGCGACCGTCGTGCCGCTGCCATACGTGGCACCAGTGACGCCAGAATCGTTCAGATCCACCGTCGTCTGGTCATTGCCGGAATCGTCCGTCAGAGAGAACCCGGAAGAGAAATTGATCCGGGAACGCTGAGTGAAGGGTGTACCGGCCCGGCGCAACGTCTGATAGTGGATATCAGTGATGTTGGCGATGGTATGTGTATGTCCTTCCTTGGACATGGCGAACCCGCCCACTGTCGAATTGTCGTGGAGCACCAAAGTCCACTTTGTCGTGTCAACAGTGATTTCGCCCGCCGCGCCAGTGAAGGCGCTGTGGTTCGCAGTCGTCCCGCGCCGAAATTGAATCGTGATGCCAGCCATGTCTTATCGCTCCGTAGGACCGCCCGCGCCCGCGATTGGAGCACGCCGGATCATGAATGCGATGGAGTCGTCCAGATCCCACACGCCGGGATGCCCGACAACGAAAGACTGCAACACGCCATTGATTTGATTCTCAAGAGCGTCGCGTTCCTTGATCCACCGGCGCAAAAGAGTCTGCACAGCCGGTTGAATCGGAATCTGGTTGCCTTGTTCGAGTTGGATTTCGGAAGGGGAGTCTTGGTCAACGAAAATAGGTTCCATCAGTTCAATTTAGACACCATCGAAATGGCATCTTTGTCGAACTGAAGGAACCTACGCGACCGGTTCGACCGGCATCAGAGAGGGTTCGTTGAGCTTGGCCTTGCACAACAGGCAATTGTGTTCACTTGCCTGAACTTCGGTGAGCGTGCGCCGATATCGGTCCAGCGTCACCGGTTCCTTTTTGTGGTTCAGAAACTTCGCAGGGAAACAGGCAAAGTGGGCGAACCCACGTTTGCTCAGTGTGCCGGGACCGCCCAATTCGTAAACCACATGGTAGCTCATGACTCCATCATACCGGAGCACGACCTATATGTCAACCCCCATTTTGGCTGTTGGTGTCGAACTTGATGCCGATGAGAACTTCGATGCTTTCGATCTTGTGCTTGATGGTTTGAAGCTGTGTCGCCAAGGACTCAGCATCCATCTTCGTCCACATTCGACGTAACAGCCGAAACTGTTTGTCAATGTCGGTGAATAGTTGATCTGCGACTACTCGATTTTCTTCAACGATGTTCAGAAACTTGTTGTGGTCAAGCGGCATTAGCATCAATCCTCAAATGCTTCCTCAGAATGTAGCGGGCCAGATCCCGGATCGCTTGCTTGTCAGGTTCGTCCGGGAGAGAACTAGCCGCCGCTGCCTCTTTAGATGCTTCCAAGAGCCGCAAGATTTCGGCGCGGCCTTGTTCATATGTCCACGCGCCTTCGCGAATGGCCTTCAGTTCCTCAGCATCAATGCCGCGCCGGTCAACCAACAGCGCCGCCCCGTTGCATGAGAAGAACTCCCCGATCATACGCGCAAGGCGGACGGCATGATACATGTACTTCGTATCGAACCCGAACTTGTCGCGGATGGCTTTGCGCTTGGCACCCATCCGGCCCGTCGCCGGGTTGTCAACTCCCATCTTCTCAAGCTGACGGAAAGCATATCCAGCGAAGCTGTCAATGGCCCTCTTCGAGTTGAAAAGATGACGGTTGTCAATGAGTACCTGACCCAACGGGTCAACATACTCATAGTTGCTCACCCACAAAAGCGGGATCACATTCGGATTGAAATTCTGGCAAAGCCGCATGAATTTGGTGAGTTCATACGACGTTTCTTCGGACAGCAAATTGCCATCCTCATCCTTCTCTTTTTTCTCCATCGTGCCTTGCGATCCGAACCAGTCGAGTGACAGGTACACTTGATCGGACGCGGCGACGACTTCCATGAAATCTGTGTCAGATTCCGGCGTCGATGTGCCATAGGCATGGCTTCCGACTTGCGCTCTGAGTAGGGTCTTTTCTGGAATTAGCGGTGGAACTTGCATGGGAATATCGGAACAGGTCCGTATAAACAATCATCACATGGCAAAGAAAACGCAACTTTCCTTTTTCAAGGTCAATCCCAACGCCGAACCGCCCGCCTACGGCACGCAGGATTCCGCATGCTTCGATTTCAAGGCTTGCCTCATCGGGGAACGAGTTCGAGGATTCGACCGCAACAACAAAGAGTTCGTCACGCCGCTGAGCGACAAGATCGTCATCAATCCCGGTGAACGTGTTCTTGTTCCCACCGGCCTGATTCTTGACATCCCCGAAGGATATTCCGTCCGGCTCCATGCCCGCTCCGGTTTGAGCCTGAAGCAAGGTCTGGTGTTAGCGAATGCTGAAGGTGTCATCGACAGCGACTATGTTGATCCCACCTACATCATGATGTCCAATATCTCCACTGTCATGGCAACCATCAAACACGGCGACCGCATCGCCCAAGGTGAACTGGTCCCTGTGTACCCGGCTGACTTCAAAGAACTCAAGCAAGCACCCGGCAAGAAAACGGATCGTCAAGGCGGTCTTGGATCAACAGGAGTGAAGTAGATGAAGACCTTGAAGCGCGGCGCGACAAGACAAGAAGTCTTTGCAGCCATCGATTCCGAACGCGAATATCAAACGAAGCTGAAACGGAACAAAGTCAAACGGCAAACACAGATGGAACACCTTGCCATCATTCGCCGGATTTGTCGCGATTTGGAAGATGCATGGTATGACACTGCCGGTCAACCGCCATTAGACTACATGCGGAAAATCGCAGGAGTGGCTGTGCGCTGTATGGAAGAACATGGCGCTCCACACCGGCAACTTGACATATAAGTCATTTCGTGCTATAATGAGAAATGCGCCATCTCATACAGCCCAATTCTAGGACGTGCGGGCAAACATGCGTTGCGATGGCGGCTGGTATTGACATAGAAGCCGCCATCAAGCTGTTTGGACACAAGCACGGCACCAGCACACGAAGCATGGTTCGTGTGTTGCGTCACCTTGGCTTCAAACCGGCACCATGTCTTCAGCGAATCACTCCCGACCGGCCCGCGCCGAAACGATGCATCTGCAAAATGCGTTTCCGTCGCCGGGATGGTCGCGGGTGGCGATCCGGCTGGCATTGGGTCCTGATATGGGACGGCAAGCTATACGACCCGCTTTGGTCCTGACTTCCAGCACAAAGTACAGTTCCAACTATCCTCATTCTTGGATTTGACCTGTCGTACAATAGAACCATGAAACGCAATTGGGTCCGGGGCGTACAAATCATCTTCCGGGAAAAGACCCTAGCTCAACAGCTTCTTCTTTTCCTCTTCGGGTACTTCATGTATTGTGTTGCCGAACACATCAGCCAACCTTTCGCAATCATCATGACCATCGGCCTTTTCGGGTTCATCTTCCCGTGGTTCTTCGGGATTGTAGACGATCTGGAAAGGTCATAACCCAATGAACTGGAACACCACAAACCTGTGGAAAGCCACCTTCGCGACCATCGGCATTGGTATCTTCCTGAACGCAATGCATTGGCCGAAAATCGGTGAGTTCATCGGCATCGTCGGTGGGATCGCGTTCATCATCATGTGTTGCGCCCGGTTCGAAGACGTGCAAAAATTTTTGGACAAAAACGGCAGATAGCGTCTATATACCTTTTGGATGCCGCATGGCGGGTCCATAGGAGATAGATCATGTTCAATAGCTTAGTGACGTTCCCTGCCTCTTCTTCTCAGTGGGGCACCTTCCAGAAAGAAATCTTCGACGCCTTCCGGGACTTCGGTTTCGAGATCATCGGCGGCGATCAGAAGTTCCCGATCTACAACTGTCGGTACAACGAAGCCAAGGAACTCATCCTTGACTTGGCCGTCGCCGGGTACAGCAAAGAACGCTTGTCCGTCGAACTGGTAGATCGCGACACGTTGGTGGTCAAGGGAGAAGGTGACGCCAAAATCTCTTCCGACTTCTTCACCATTCGCAACATCAGCAACAAGAGCTTCACCAAGAGCTTCCGTCTCTCCCGCGAAGTGGACATCAAGTCCGTCACGCTGGAAAACGGCATTCTCAGTGTGACGATGAGTGTGCTTGGTGAAAAATATAATCGGAAGGTGTTCAAGCCCGAATAACCCCGCGCGGGCGTGCTCACGCGGGTGCGCCCGCGCAACCCATAAATACGTTCGATGCTCAGCTTTCAATCTTTTCTAGCCGAAGTGTCGAACGCGGAAGCGACCGTCATCAATCTTCTTCGTCTGGCAGATCGCCCCGGAACCCCACACGAAGGGGAAATCGCCTTGGCGCAAGCCAAGAAGCTGGCCGCTTGCGCGCCAAGATGAACGACCAACCGGCACGCCCGTCGTCTTCCAGTGGCGGCTACGATCCGCGCAAGAGTGAAGGCGAAGAAGCTGTCTTCGCTATGTGGGAAGCATCCATCCGCGATGCCGACGACCATCACCACGGCTTCCAGTTCGTCATGGCAGAGCGAACATTTGCCGTCGTGTCATATTTCTACTTAGGTAAACGTTTCCACCCGGCTTAACGTACCGGGTGATGAGGACTGCCACCGCGCGTTAGGCAATCCAACGTCGGACTGTTAATGGAATGTCCGCGCACCGATTGATCGATCACTCAATCAACCATCTGAAATCAGTCTATCATGCAAAGGGAAGACTGAAAAACAAAAAGGCCGGACCCGAAGGCCCGGCCAGTTTGGTTCCCCGCCTGATTAGGCGGTAGTGGCTTCCGTTTCGTCTTCCGATCCCGCCCGGCGGCTGGTGCCACCGCGCATGAAATCGGCCAACAGAACCGGCACGTTGGCGTCGAAACCAACGAAGTCCATCATACCCATATCCTTCGGATCGGCGATGGAGAACGGCGTCGCAGCCGTGGCGATGACCGCCAGCTTCGCGTTCGGCTTGTTCCGTTCCTTGCGGTACTTCACAAGCGCTTGCGACGGCTGGATGTTTCCGGCCCAAGTTTCGCTGTCCGTGATTACCGTGAAGCAATCGACGTTCAACTTGTTCTGGATGCCATAGATCATCGGCAAGGAGCAATTCGTACCGCCGCCAAGATTACGATTCGCCTTCTTCGTTGCCGTTTCCAGCGTATCCTTGGCAGTGATCTTGAGATCGACGAATTGCGTGTCGAACCCACGGATGTCGTAGTTCTTCTCCGTGCGGATGAAGACCATCGCTTGTGCGGCGGCAATCATCGCATGGGTCAGAGCCGTTCCGTTCCAACTCATCGTCATCGAACCGGACAGATCGATACCGACCAAGAGGTTCTGACCGGTCGGCTCCACGTTGGCGAAGGTTCCGTAGAACGCATCCATCAACGCATCGACAACCGCCGGAACCACCGGCCACGAACCGTTACCGCGCTGACCGTGCCCGGCACCGTAGGTACCGTAGGCCAACAACACCTGAAGCGGGTGTACCCGCGACCGGCGCAAGTATTCGGCATCGCGCAAACGGCTGGTGACCAGCTTCGACGCATCCGACAGCGGGACCAACAGGCCAGACTTCGACATGTTGCCCAAGTTGCGGATCATGGCCGTCAGCGGCATCTTTTGCAAGAGCGCTTCCTGAACCGTCGCGTCGTTGAGGAACTGAGTCGGAATCATCTCCCGCGTCAAACCGTAGTCCGACACGATCTTGATGACTTCCTTGGCCGAAGTCGCCTTCTTAGCCAACTCAACGCCGTCGATCACACGGGACACATCCGGCTTGTACTCACCCTTGGCCGCGTAACGATAGATCGCGGAGCGAACTTCGTCTTCCGGCTTCGGGTGAGCCAAACGGAGAATGTCGCGCTGTGCCCATCCCTCACGCTGCTGGTACTTCGCCAACTGGTAGGCCAGATCGCGCGGCGACTTGACCGCGTACCAGTCCTTCACGGCGCGGGCCAGAACAGCGCCCCAACCGCGAAGCGAAGTCGCGTAGGAAATGAACGAGAACAGATGCGTGCCCGTGCGCGCGACCACCGGCAACTTCGACGCCGCGTACTGGCGCGTCTCAATGACCGGGGAGTCGGTCGGGGACATGGCAAGTGCCAGCGCAAACAACGCCGGATCATTCTTCGGTGCCCGGCCCGCGTCGCTGATGCCAGCGATCACATCGACCGTGCGCTTGCCGTCTTCCTTCAAGCACGCAATCACGTTCTTGGCGTGCTCACGGGTCAGCTTTTCCGCCGATCCACCACTGGCGTAGTAGGCCGGGTTCTCAGACCCAAGGATCAGGAAGCGCTCCAAGAGCGTCCACTTGTCAACGGTGAAGACATATCCACCGTGGGCGTTTTGCGCCATTTCATTCTCACGACCCGGAATCGGCTGATTCTGCGGGGTCGTCTTCCGGCTTGCGCCGTGCAAGCTATAGATGTTCTTTGCCATGTTATTGACCTCTTTTCCGCACGAACTACATCGTGTTTACTACTCCTGTTCTTCTTCCAAACTACGCATCACATCTTCGAAAGGAACCAATTCGGCCCGCCCTTCTTCGACTTCTTTGATGCGCTCTTTCATTTCTGCCAGAAATTCTTCGTTCTGTTCGGGACCGCCGTGAAAGCTGATGTCCCAATAGATCGCGTCAAGAAACTCCAACAGACTGAAAACTCTTTTTCCCGTCAGCACTTCTTCGGTCCAGTTCCGGCGGATCGTAAACTTCTCATCGATCACCACCGGGATATGCGCCAACTGGTACATGGGTGAATACGACACGGCCCATCTTTCCCCATTGGCATCCACTCCGATGAAGTCCGTACACAGGTTGAAATCTTTCTCTTCCTTGTGATCGAACACTTCACCGTAGGAACTCACGACCAGCTTCACTAACGGTTCATCCAGATCCTTACGCGGCTCACGGGCCTGTGCATGGAATTCATCGATTGCCCCACACCATGCATAATGTGCAACAACTTCCTTCAGAGTCGGATGTTGATCCACAATCGCAAAAATCTGGCCCAACGTCACGCCGTCGTCGATTTGCACGCGACACCGAAGGTCGGTCAATCGAAACGGCTTTTCAACATAATCCTTCTTCTCCTTCCCGTCCCACTCATACGCCGCCAAGCGGTCGTGGTGGAACACAACGTAATCGCTCATGTTGGTTCGTATATCTCCAACCCCGGCATGAAGCCAAGGGAATCCACAATCATGGGTCTAACGACAGACCATTGAAGTCCGCCTAAGCCACAACCGATTGCCGGAATTGCAAGACTGGAAATCTCATGATCCTTGCACCAATCAGCAAGGGCCACCAGACCAGTTTCAATCCACTCTATCTGAGAGGGGTTTCGCCAGTGATCCTTGGTCGCAAAGCATGCGACCCATTTTGGCGGTGGGGTGGTGTCATGCTGAGGCAACACAAGGATGTTGCCCGGAAAAAGCGTTTTTGGTTCAGCACAAGCATGACGATATGAATTTAGCACACCCGGAAACCGATTTGCAAACTTTTTTGCTAATCCGGCTCCCATTACACCAAAACAGTTCACCGGATTCACCCAAACTTGAGCTTGGGACCGGAACATGTCTCCCGGCATCACTCTAACGCCTTCAACTGTTTCAACAACTCTTGCCGCTTCCGTTCCTTGTCGTCCGCCGGGCGCACCGGCACCGTGAGCACGCGGAAGTCCGTGACCCACACACCGGCGTCGCCACTACACAAGCCACTGAAGTTCGACTTGGTGTAGGTGACTTCAATTTCCTGCTGGCCTTCCATCACTTCCAGCAACCGCTTATACAACGCTTCATCTTTCACGCTGAAGTGAAATGCCGTTCCGTTGACACCACTGCCGCCATTGAAGCCGCCCCGGACCAGTTCACCTTCGTAGGTGTCACAGATCATTCCGTACTGGCCCATCTTGACGACTTGACCGATCTTCTTTCCATCACCGCTCTTGATGCCGTATCCACAGCCGACCAAGAACAATCCCATCACCGCAACAATGAAGTATCGCATACCTCATTGTCCATCCACTACCATACACGCAAAAACAGAAACGCCCCGGCGGAACTCACCGGGGCGTTCGTTTGCCGGGAACCAGTCCCGACCGCTTCACTTCGTTGTCGTCGTTGTGATGAAACCCGAAGTGGCTGGAGTATTTGTGCCAGTCGTCGTACCAATGATTTGGTTCGGCTCACACAAAGTCCAACGCTCCCATTTGTTCCAAGGGAAATATGGCTTCCACGGAATCGGCTGAACCGGCACCGGCACAGCGACCGGCGGCACCGGCACAAACTGTACTTTGTCTTTCCCCTTGACTTCCACGATCTTGATCTTCTCAACAACCTTCTGTTTGACTTGCACCTTGACGGTGTTCGTCTCTTGGTCGAAGAAAACCTGTGCGTCGCTTGCGCCTTCGATCTGAATCTTCAATCCGTTGATGGTGACTTCCATTTACTTCCTCCGACCATTGACACCGCCGCCGGTAGTCGTCGTGAACGACACGTTATTCAATGCAGCTTCGTCCACGTCCGCCGTCAGATTCACCGAACGCTCGAACCCGGACAGGCCCTTTGACACATTCGACGTATAGGTCCCACGGATCGCACTGGTCGCATACATCGCGCCCGCCGTGTTCGCCGATGCATAGTTCACCGAATTCGCGATGTTGATGCTGGATGCAGCCGCCGCCGCGTCCATATCCGCGCCGAAATAGGTGAAGCCCCATCCTTGCTTCTGCCGGATGTCAATCAATGCCTTGATCGCTTCATGGCTGAAATTCTTCGAAGAATTCTCCGCGCCGTCCGTGAAAATGTACACAAGGACATTCTGTTCGCCCTCTTCCGCCGTGTCAATCCGCATGCCGACCGCATCGTACAGCGCGGTCATGCCATTCGGCTTATAGTCGGCTGTCCCGATTTCCTTGACTTCACTTAGCGGCTTGTTGGCGAACACCACCGTTGCTTCGGAAGAAAACTTGGTGAGACTGACCGTGTACTCAACGTCCTTGGTCTTCTCTTCCTTCCGCATTTCCTGAATCTGTTCGTTGAATCCATTGATGACAGTCTTCTGTTGACCTTCCATCGAACCGGACTCATCCAAGATAAACTCAACTCTGATCTTGTTCTTCATTCTCCTTCCTTGGGTGCCCATGCCACCCCTATGTTATGTAGACTGTCCACCGGCGGTCTTCGTGCGCAAAGTGGGATTATTTTCCAACTTTTCACGCAGCCGCCGGGCGGCGTCCAACTTGAGGAAGGCAATTTCATAGTTGCCGTTCTTCTTGGCGGACTCCGCTTCGAGTTCACACCGGTCAATTTCAGCTTGAATCAAATCACGATCCATGACCATCTCCCAAACCCCTGAAATGAACTTTAACTACTGGTGGTGCTGACTTCGGAAAACGAGTTCGGCGGTGTGTGATCGAAGTCGTAGTCCGTAACCTCATCATGCGCAAACATCGCCATCCGGTAGTGGTGACGATCCTTGTGCATGATGATGCGAATGATGATATTGTCGTCGCTGAAATTCGGCAAACAGTCTACAAGGAACCCGTCCACAATTTCCTTTTGCTTCGCCAGATTCAATACCGACGTGAGCGGTGTCTTGAGATCAGAGCATGAAAAGGAATTGGTGAACCAACCAAGTTGAGCCGCCCGTTGAACCACTCCGAAGAGAGTGTCCCGCAATCCGTTTAAGTCATTGAACTCTGACGGAATTGACCACAACTCTTCGGGATCAGCACCCACAACAACATCATTTGATAATCGAAAAGCCATTGACTCCCTTCATCGTAGCGTGGCCTATCCCACGCGAAAACTGATAACCTTTCCCTCTTGTACCGTGAAGGTCACACGGTTTTGTTTCACATCATTGGTTAGCGGGACCGGCATACCGGGTTGCACCACGCGCACTTCCATTCCTAGTTGTGTCGCTTTTGCGGTGGCTTCCGTGATCGGCTGGCCCATGAAATTCTGTTTGACGGCAATCGCCAAGGCTTCATTCAGCATTTTCTTCCTCTTCGTTTTCTTCTTCTGGTTCCCGGCTGAGCCAAAGAACTACCACCACACTGATGAATACGAATGATCCTGACCATGCTGCAATCACCACAACAGGATTCAATGCGAACGTGTGGAACGACCAGCGGACAGCAACAAAGAGTCCGGTGAGTAGCAGGATCAGTAGATTGATGACACCAAAGACGGCAACGTATTCAGCAATGCGTGAACGGATTTTTTCGGCTTGCACGTGATGAATTTAGACACGCCAGAAGACGGCATCCCAATCATATTCAGTCTGTTGTGCAATGCTCGGTTCGGTGGATATGGAATCTACCTAGCGCGGGCTACTCCGCTAAGTCGATTCCCTATCGCGTCTGTCGTGCTTCGGACAGGCGGTCGCCCTTGATCTTGGTGGTCGCTACCAGTGGTTCTCTATCGGTGGCTCCGGGGTCATACCGCATTTTTCCAAGCATCCCCATTGAAGGGGTCAGGTATGGGTCCGGTGACTGACGACACTCCACACGCCGCTCTACATGGTCTGTCACGGGTATTCCCGTCGTTTGCCAAAAGCCATGCAGCCGGGTCAATTCCCGACGAACTGCGGTCCTACGTGCCGGGCACCTTTCGGTGCCGATATCCTGATTAGGCTTGGGGTGACTGAGAACGTCTTGATCGCCTGATACCTATATAGCATAGAGGTTCGATGTTCAGAACCTAAAACGGCGAAGTCCATGAAAACATTCCAAAGATTCCTTCGAGAGTCCTACGAACTCTTGCCCGGCACCCTCTTGCTGATCGTTCAAGGTGGCGGGTTCAACCGTCGTATCCAGTATGGCGTAACGACGGGGCGGGTGGTTTCGTCAAGCCCGGCGACATCATCCAAAACCATTTGCAATTGGATGGTCTGCCCGGCGGCTCAGTGATTGAATCCACGTTGTCGGGTGCGGACGGCCAGTACAAAAAGACGGATTCGTTCAAATGGACCAAGGTCGGATCACCGACCGGCACGAAATTTGACTCGTTTCACTTTGACACATCGCTTAAATACAAGTGGGTCAAATAATCTATGCCAATGGACAGCACCGCCGAACAACTGATCGGCATCATCAAGCGTCAGCCGTCGAATCCGAATTTCCTGAACGCGCACCGGTTCCGCATGGTGCTTCATCGCACGCCGTCGATGATCTATTTCATGCAAGAAGTCAATCTGCCGGGGATCAGCACTGGCGCGCCGATTCAGCCTACACCGTTCGTTGATATCCCTCATCATGGCGATAAGTTGGTGTTCGAAGATTTGACGGTCAGTTTCGCGGTGGATGAGGACATGAAGAACTACCGGGAAATCCAACAGTGGTTGTACGGATTGACTTTCCCGCAAAGTTTCGAACAGCACGCCAATTTGGTGCAAGGCATGCATAACCGGTATTCCGACATTTTGCTGGTGATTCTCAACAGCAACTATAATCCGCAACACTATGTCATGTTTCGGCAAGCGTGGCCGTCTTCGCTTGGATCAATCCAGTTCAACAGCAAGGATCAGGATGTGGTGGTCCAGCCGGTGTCGGTGACGTTCAAGTATGCGTTTTATGAATTTTTGGATATCGGTGACGTGTCATCATAGCTCCTAAGTGATTCACTCACGAAAGGACAACTCATGCTCGAAACAATGCTGGCTCTAACGGGCCTTGCGTTCTGGACGGTTGCGATTGGCACCGTCATCTTCTGTCTCATCATCATGGCCTTGGTGGAATTCAATCGGCCATTTTGGGCGACATTTCTGGTGATTCTGACGACTACCGTATTCGTCTATGCGACGAAATATCCGTTGTGGGATGAAGTGCGGAACAACCCGCTCCTACTGTTCTACTGGACAGCCGGGTTCTTGTTAGCCGGGGCCGGGTGGTCACTGTTCAAGTGGTGGCGTCATGTGGATCGCGTTGTGAAAAGTTGGGCGAAGCGCGGCTACACAGATGACCTCCGCAAGCTCGAAAAGATCAAGGCCGCTTCTTCGGATTCGTCTGTTGATCTGCCATATGAGATTGATCCGGGACATAACAAGGATCGGTTCTTCGGCTGGATTGTCTACTGGCCCTTTTCTCTGGTCTGGACTCTGTTAGATGATCCGCTTCGGGCGGCGTTCGAGTTCATGTACGACCAGTTTGGTCAGTTCTACACGAAGATCGCGCAGCGGGTGGCCCGCCGGATCGCTTCGACCGTGAAGATCCCATCCTAAACAGCATCATGGTACTGGAAGACTACGCGGCTCTGGCAGACAAAGAGCTTCGGATCGATGTGACGCGGCTGGTCGAAGAGGCCGCGTCCATCGCTTATCTCCACGGTCGGTGGATGAAGTTCTACGAAGAAGAGAGGAGGCAGTTCCGCCGCATGAAGCGCGAAGTCGCCAAGATGTACACGAAGCGCTTCAACTTCTATCGCGGCACCGGCGACCCGGATGACTTCCCGAATGAACGTCCGCCCGATCTGATCCTTGACACTTCGATGAAAACCGGTACGAAGAAACGTAGTCACACGCCGGTCAATGTCGTCGAAATGTACATGGAATCCGACGATTTGTATCAGGACATGAAAGACAAACTGGACGATCAGGAAATCCTTCTGGACTATCTCGAACAATGTCTGAAGGGCATCGCTTTCCGCCGGAACCAGATCGACACCATCAACGAAACCCGCAAGTTCGAGTTTGGAAGGTGACATGGACAAGATCGTGTTGAAAATGCATGATGGCACCGAATATACAGCCGAACAAGCCATCGCATTTCTGGACCCGGAAAAGGTCTATCGGATGGGTATTTTCGGCAATCAGCAAGTCGTGATCGAAATGAAAGACGGCACACGTTACTTCCCGATCAGCGGCCTGATGCATGAAATTTTGCTCGAAGAGATCATGGCCGAAATCGAAACGGAAGCGCTCAATTCCGCGCCGCCAATTACTCCGGTGATCCAATGAGTGCGTTCTACTTCCATTACAACAAACCGGCGTCGCAGAAAGCTGGCAAGGTTCAAGTGAGCCTTCACTACAAAGACACTTGCCATGTGATCGATAACATTGATGCCCGCGCACGGGCACACGACAGAGGAACGCCCACATGTCCCGGCGGGTCATCTTATCGAAATTGAACCGGTAGACCGGATCTTGGTAGCTTATGAAGAAACTCTTGATCGTTCCTTTTCTGTTGTTGGCTGGATGTTCGCAAACTGAGCCGGAAAAAACACTGGCTACGTCCAATCCACAGTTCGAAGTGGATGTCATCGGTAAGGTGGATGGATGCACAATCTACCGGTTCCGCGATTCGGGTAGACCGCATTACTTTGTGAAGTGCGCTGACGGGGCGGCACAGACGATGACGAATCAGAATTGTGGGAAGAACTGTCAGTATCAGGATCACATTCCGACCGTAACCACGCGCTAGATCCGCGCATCTAGTGCTCAAAATGGCCGCGTATAAACACATGCGTGGTCGTAATCCGCAAAGTCAACGAATCCTATCTTCAGGTTGACGCCGATCCCGGAATCGTTCGAGAGATCAGCGAAGTTCTAACCTTCGAAGTCCCGAACGCACATCACATGCGCCGCATGATGGAGAAGCGCGGACGCAAGATGTACAACAATTGGGATGGTCGCATCAAGCTGTTGGACTATCGCAATGGCGCGGCCTACCTTGGTCTTCACAGATTCATCCGGCAATACTGCGAAGAGAACAATTACGAAGTTCAGTACGAAGACAACTTCGATTCTGAAAATCCGTTTTCCTTGTGGGAAGCGCGAAAGTTCTTCGAGTCTCTGAAGCTGTCTGTACAGGGAAAGCCGCTGGATGTGCGCGACTATCAAGAGCGCGCGTTTGTGCATGGCGTTCAGCGCCGCCGGGCTATCCTCGTTTCCCCAACAGCGTCCGGCAAGTCCCTCATCATCTATTTGCTCTTGCGGTATCTCCAAACGTACAAGATGGGAGATCCCGCGCGCGGGGACGCGGGGAAGATTCTTGTCATTGTTCCGACTACATCGCTGGTCGAACAGATGTACTCCGACTTCGCCGATTACAGCGCGGCTGACCCGGATTGGAACGTCGAAGAGAATGTCCACCGGGTTCACTCCGGGGCCGAACGAAACACGGATCTTCCGATCACGGTGACGACGTGGCAGTCCATCTATCGCATGGATGAAGAGTGGTTCTTACAGTTTCACGGAGTCGTCGGTGATGAAGCCCATCAGTTCGATTCCAAGTCGCTCAGCAAGATCATGTCTTCGCTGACGAACGCGGCCTATCGTTTCGCCACGACCGGCACACTGAAGGGTTCGATGGTCAATGAAATGGTGCTGGAAGGTCTGTTTGGTCAGGTATACAACGTCACCACGACGCGCGAACTCATGGACGCCGGGACGGTCGCGGATCTGACGATCAAAGCACTGGTGCTTCGGTACTCCGATGAGGATTGCCAGATCATCAAGGGTGCCGACTTCCATGCGGAGCGGGACTACATTTCCGCCCACACGACCCGCCGCAACTTCGTCCGCAATTTGGTTCTCAGCCTGAAAGGAAACACGCTGGTCCTTTTTGCGCTGGTGGACAAACAGGGAAAACCGCTGTATGAGTCGATCATGGAGCGGGTGGAACCGGGCCGGAAGGTCTTCTACGTTTCCGGGGAAACCGAAGCTGACGACCGGGAACAGGTGCGCCAGATCACCGAACAGGAAGAGAATGCCATCATCATCGCCAGCTATGGCGTCTTTTCGACCGGCGTCAATATCCGCAATCTGGACAATCTGGTATTCGCCGCCGGGACCAAATCCAAGATTCGGACCCTTCAGTCCATCGGGCGCGGTCTTCGCAAGAGCGACCGGAAATCGACTGTTACGGTGTTCGACATCGTGGACGATTTGAGCGTTAAGTCCAAGAAAAACTTCGCTTTACTGCATTTCGCCGAACGTCTGGCGTTCTACGCGGCGGAACAGTTCCGGTACAAGATTTACCGGATTGACCTGTCGTGAGTATAAATACGGGGATTGTCGTCACATTTGAAAAGTGTGGCGATTTCTCTTGGTGAAACGAGTTTTTGGTGTGCCGGTGCGCACCGATAATGGAAGGGTAGTCGGTGTGTCAGTATCCGAAGTGAGACTTGATGAGATTCATCACCAAGATGAACCACGCAATTCCTACGACGGATAGAAAGATCCATCCGACGAACAATGCCATCGCGATCTTCACAACGAATCGCAGAAAGGACAACATATGCCTTGAGCATAACAGGGATGGACATATAAGTCAATGGAGCGCAAGAAAAATCAGTACGTGGACAACAAAAAGCTATACGACGCCCTTGTCGAATGGCTGAAGGACCGAAAGACGGCACAGAAGAACAAGGCGGCGCAAATGCCACCGCTTCCCGATTACATCGGTGAGTGTATCTTGTTGATGGCTAACCGGTTAGCTCAAAAGGCCAACTTCGTCAACTACACTTTCAAGGACGATATGATCGGCGACGCGATGGAAACCTGTCTCCGGTATCTTCACAATTTCAATCCGACCCGGAGCACGAACGCCTTTGCGTATGTGACACAGATCCTTCGCAACGCTTTCGTTCGCCGGATTACGCGGGAACGTCGGAACTCCTACACTAAGGCCGTGCTCATCAGCCACGGCATGCCGGGCTACACCGTTCAGGATGGCGATGAGAACGACTACACGAACACCTACGTGGACTTCCTTCAGGAGAATGTCACGGATGTGATTGAGAAGTTCGAGTCCGCCAAACAGCGGAAGAAAGCCCGCCAACAGAAGAAGGTCGGTCTGGAAAACTTCTTCGTGGAAGAAGCGGCGGCTACCGAAGTCGTCGGGGCCGGGACGCGATAAAATGTCGGCGGGGTGTGCGCTCCATCCCGCCTACAGTTCGCTCTTCGTCCAGACCACCAGCATCCCCGGTCTTCAGGATGCGTCGAAGATCGGCCCGTTGGTCAAGCAAACAGTCATCCCCGGCGGCGGTCGTGGGAAGTCCAACACCATCGCCTATGAAGACCTGTTCGTAAAGATCCAAGAGACGGCGGATCTCCCGGAATACGACAATAGAAAAGGATGTCGGACCCACACTCGATCCATTTTGCCTTTGTTTTTGGCCTGATCGTACTCGTTTCGCATGGTCCGGCGGTGATGGAGTTCACTTCCAAACTTTGCCGCAAGGTGAAGGGAAAGGCCCGACTATCGAGGTTTGAATGAAGATTGCTTTGCTTGCGGATACCCATTTCGGTGTCCGAAACGACACAGCGGCGTTCTACGACACGTTCGACAATTTCTACACCAACACATTCTTCCCGACGTTAGACAAACGCCGCATCAAGCACATCTTGCATGTCGGCGACGTGTTCGACCGGCGGAAGTACATCAACTTTCAGACCCTAGAGTGGACCCGTAAGATGTTCTTCGAACCCATGCGCGCGCGGGGTATCGACATGAAGGTCATCTTGGGCAATCACGATGTCTACTACAAGTCCACCAACCGGCTCAATGCTGTGTCTTTACTGTTAGGCGAATACCTGTCCGGCGGACGGGCCAGACTTGGTTCCGGGGACCGGGTGGAAGCGGATAGTGCGATGGCGCTATCGAACGTGGAAAACGTTTCGATCTATGACCAGCCGTGCGAAACCAACATCTTCGGTATGGACTGTGTGGTGATGCCGTGGATCAATGCTGAGAACTATGACGCCGCGATGACCATTGCGAAGAGCGCACGCGGTTCGAAGCCGGTGTTTGGTCATCTGGAACTGACCGGGTTCAACATGTACCGGAACAGTGTATGCGATCACGGGCTGGACCCGAAGATTTTCACACGCTTCGACATGGTACTCACCGGGCATTTCCATCATCAGTCACAGAAGGGCGGCATCAAGTATCTTGGCGCTCCCTACGAAATGATCTGGTCGGATTATGACGATGCGCGCGGTTTCCACATCCTAGACACCGAAACATTGGAACTGGAGTTCATCAAGAACCCCGACCAGATGTTCTACAAGGTTCGTTACGACGATTCCAACGACGTACCGGGCCGCTCCGCGCCGGGGCCGGATATTGAGCCGTCGCCGAACTGGAAAGGCAAATACATCAAGATCATCGTCATGCGGAAGAAAGATCCGTATGCCTTCGATCAGTTCATGGATGCGGTGTGGGCGACACAGCCGCATGATGTGACCCTTGTCGAAGACGAAACCCTTGACATCGACAAGGTGCTTGAAGGCAAGGATGAAACGCTCATCATTGATGACACGCCGACCGTATTGAATGCCTATGTGGACGCTATCAATTCACAGGACGTGAATAAGCCCGCATTGAAGAAACTGATGTTGGAACTGTACACAGAAGCCGTGGCCGCTAGCGGGCGCGACTAGGAAGGAAGGATGCTAGAGTTTGAATCCCTTCGATACAAAAATTTTCTGAGCACCGGCAACAATGAGACGGTCATTCAGATCAACACATCCCCGACGACGCTCATCTTAGGCGACAACGGAAGCGGTAAGTCCACGATGCTGGACGCGCTGTGCTTTGTTCTCTTCGGCAAGCCGTACCGGAAGATCAAGAAAGAACAGCTTATCAATTCCATCAATCAACGTGATTGTTTGGTGGAGATTGAATTCAGGACGCGCGGCGATCACTACAAGATCCGGCGCGGCATCAAGCCGAACTTTCTCAACATCCTCAAGAACGGTCAGTTGCTCGAAGAGAACGCGGCGGTGAAGGATCAGCAAGAGTATCTTGAGAATCACATCCTCAAGCTGAGCATGAAGTCGTTTACTCAGTTGGTCATTCTCGGTTCTGCAAGTTTCGTTCCGTTCATGCAATTGAGTGCCGCTGACCGGCGGGCGCTGGTCGAAGACATCCTTGAGATTCAAGTCTTGTCTGAAATGAACGAAGTTCTGAAGGGCCGGGTGTCGAAGATCAAGCAAGAAATCGCCTTGGTCGAACAGCAAGTTGTCAGCACGAACGAAGCGATCCGGCTGGTGGAAGACTCCATCAGTTCAATGAAACAACAGGCCGATCAAGAGCGGCAACGGAAGTTGGACCGTATCGCGGAAATCGAAACGCAGATCCAATCCATCACGGATGACATACAGGTCAAAACGGAAGAAGTCGAAGCGGTGCTGGCCCGGATTGCGGATGAACCTACTGTCAATGAGAAGCTGATCGACTATAGCGAAAGAAAGACGAAGATCAAGTCGAAGGCACAGGAGTTGACGACGGAGATTCGATTCTTCCAAGACAACGAAACATGTCCGACCTGTACCCAACCGATCCAAACCGATTTTCGCGACAAAGCGGTTGCTGACAAAAAGACCTTTTTGGCGAAGCTGAAGGATGGTCATACCGCGCTGACAGAGAAGGAGAAGACATTTTTACAGCGTCGGGAAGAAATTTCGGAGTGCCGGGCACAGATCCAGACGATCCGTCAGGAGATCGCCGCGCGCCGGGCGGAATCAAACACGCTCAATATCGAATCCCGGCGGCTGAGTCTTGACATACAGAAGACGGACAGCACACTGATCGCCAAGGAAGAAGGGAAGCTGGAAGAGTTACATCGCCGGGAAGAAGAACTGGAGGTCATGCGGAAGCATCTGGCGGAAACCAAACAACTTCAAGACGTGGCCGCTATCATGTTGAAAGATGGAGGGATAAAGACTTCGATCATCCGTCAATATCTGCCCGTCATCAACAAAGTTGTGAATCGGTTCCTTTCCGCGCTGAATTTTCCGGTACAATTTAGCTTAGACGAAACATTCAACGAAACGATCAAGGCGCGACATAGGGATGAGTTCAGCTATCCATCCTTCTCCGAAGG